CCAGCGCGTTCCCATGAAGTAGACGTAGGCCTTGTCGGTGAGGGCGGGCGTGGGCTTACCGATGAGAAGTTCGTCGAGCGTCGCGGCGTCGCGATCGTGGAGCGAGAATCCGAAGCTGCCGGGAGTGTAGTCTCCTGACATTACTGCCGCGTGCTGCATCAGCGGGACTTCGTAGATGTCGCCTGCTCCAGTGCTGACGGTCAGCTTGTCCCAGCCGACAGAGGCGTAACGCATGCAGTCCGGACGCACGTTGCCCTCCTCGCCGTTGACCGGCAGGATCTCCATGTCGTACTGGAGGGTCAGCCCGGAGAGGTCGGTTACCGGGAGCGGCTTCAGGCGCAGGTGATTGAAGTAGTCGTACGCCGAGAAGAGCTGGACGTTGGCGAAGTCCTCGGCCGCCTGGAAGATGCCCGAGATCTGGAAGCTAGTCTCGGTGGCGTCGTGGAGCGTGGTGGTCGCCGCGCGGCCGGAGAAGCCCTGAAGCTGTAAGGTGTGGCGGGGATCGAAGATCTGAAGTGACAAGGTGGCCATCCAAGAAGGGTTCCGCGTAGCGTCTTTGTGACGCGATGGGGGCTCGATTCGTGCGTAGTATCCTTACTATCGATGCCCAATTTCCTGTACGTCGACAATTCGAATGTCTGGATCGAGGGAATGCACGTTAGTGCGGTCGCCCGCGGCCTGGCACCCAGCATTTGGGACGCCCTACAGCACAAGATCTGTGATTACGATTGGAAAATCGATTTTGGGCGTCTTTACGAGTTCGCCGGAGGCGATCCTTCCGGCTGCGCGATGCTTTACGGATCTCGACCACCCGCGAATGATTCCCTTTGGGCGGTAGCGAAAGCGAAGGGCTTCGAAGTTGTCGTACATGATCGAAACGCCGCAAATCGAGAGAAAAAGATCGACACAACCATTGCCCGAGATATCATGCGAGACTCCTTCCAGAGGATGAAACCAGGGGACACCGTCACATTGGTAGCGGGCGACAGTGACTATGTTCCAGTTGCCGAAGATCTCACCGCTCGTGGACTAGGGTTCGAGGTGGTGTTCTGGAACCACGCTGCACGGGAACTGAAGGATGTTGCTACCAAGTTTGTCTCCCTTGATCCTTATCTGGAGCACCTCAGGAAAAAGTAGGGTCAGATCACGTCTGAATCACAACCGTGATGTCTGACCCTGGATCAGGCGAGGCGACGGCCAGAATGTCGAATGCCAAATCGTCGCCCTCGTTGAGCACCGGAGTCGGCCAGATGGTTGGCCGGATGCGCTCGCCGGCGGCGTGGTCCTTGGTCACGATGGCGTCAAACGTTTGATTCTCCGGATCGACACTGATCACGCGCACGTACTCCTCGTTCGCGCCGCCGGGATCGAGGAAGACGAAGCCGCCGGCCACGAGGCCGAGCCGGTTCGCGCCATAGGAGGCCGTCTGCAAGGTCTGCGGATCGGGCCCGGCAGTCACCGCCGAGATCAGCACCAGGCCGTAGTCGGCGTATGGAAGCCGGCGCGTGGCGGGAAGCCCCAAGCCCTCGTTGTTCACCAGAAAGTCGTAGGTGGTCTTGTAGGCGTCCGGCAACGCCTGCGCGATGCCCATGTACTCGAGCGGTTCCCATGTTGCGCCGTCGTCGCGGCTGATCTTGACGAGGAACGCCGACTGCCCGTCCGTCGTGCCCTGCTGAAGGTAGCCGTAGACGCAGCGGATCGATGCGGCATCCTGAACCTTCATCGGGATGACGACGTTCTCCTGGACGGTGAGCGGGCCCGGCACCTGAAAGGTATAGGCGCCGCCGTTGCAGGTGCGAAGGCCCGGCATGTAGGGCTCGTTGTGCCGCGAGAGGGGGAAGACGGTGAATGGCCCGTAGCCGAAATGATTGGCCACACCAGCCAGCGCCGCCACGATGCAGGCGCTCGGCAGCTTCGCCTCAATCCTCGCGGGCAGGTCCGGCGTGCGGAAGAATCCCTTGCGGACGCTGAAGGTGAACGTCTTCTGATCGAGCTTGTAGAAGCGGATGCCCGCGAGATGCGCGCAGCGCAGGGTGCCGAAGGTCGCCTGGCCCTCGGGTACGCCCGGGTAGGTGCGTCGCAGGTGAAACTCGCCGCTCGGCACGACGTCGCCGGGCGCGCCGGGGCCGGTGATCTGAGTGCATTCATAGGATCGCCGGCCAGGGTTCGCAGGGTCGGCCGACTCATCGTTGAAGACGACGAAGTCGCCCACCCGGAAGACTCGTTGCGTATCGGGATTGACCGTGCAAACAACGGTGACTGGGTCGGTTGTGGCATCGATGGCGGTGTCGAGGGACGCCCAGAGATCGGTGGTCAGTTCGTCCACGTAGTAGAGCGCCAGCGTGATCTCGTGCGCGCCGACGATGTTGGCGTTGCCCGAGGCATCGGGTGCAACCGTCATGTCGTCGATGGCAAACGTGCCGTAATCACCCAGGCGAGGAACACCGTTCAGCACGCCGGGGACACCCGTGTCGATGAGCACTTCCTCGGTGGGCGGCTCCGGCACGACGTCGGCGGGCTTCGGGCCGGCGACCAGGTCGTACATCGAGTCCGTAGTCGTGCGGCCCTGGATGTCAATCGAGTAATCGCGGTTGAGCCGCCACCCGGTCACACGGAACTCGCCCTGCCCGCCGGGCATGTCGGGATGGGTCATCGAGCACACCATGCCGGGTTCCGTGTTGAGCGCAAGCACGGTCGTGCGGAAACTCATCTGGCGCGCCCTTTTCCATTCATCCAACGTGATGCCGCCCAATTCCTCGCGCAGCCGCACGGTGATGATGCGCGCCGCTTGCGACTTCGACGCCGTGCCGGAGAGATTCACCGTCGATTTCAGGAACAGCGGACCCGCGCCGCCCGCAATCAGCGTGGCGTAGTCGATGTCGTAGAGCGAGATCGAGTTGGCGACAAAGTCGAAATCCTCGTCCGCGAAATTGGCGGTTAGGTGGTTGAACGAGGGCTTGAGCGGCGCCAGTTGCAGACTGCGAAACAGGATGTTGCCTTCGGTAAAGGCCTCGACGGCCGAGGAGTTCACGCGGACGCCGAGCTTGAGCTTGCCGTTCGAGAACGTGTAGTAGCCCAGGCAATTGATGAGGACTTCCTGGAGCCAGTCGCGCAACGGCTTCTCTTCCTGGAGCACGCCGCGGAACTTGAACTGCGTCTCTGTGCCGGTGCCAACCAACTTTGAAACCTGCTCGTCGCAGATCGCCGCCGCTGCGATGGCCGCATCGACATCAAACAGCGTCTCTGCGAATTCGAGTTGCTCTGTGGTGGCGCCCGCGCCCAGACGCAGGCCTCGCGCGCGCAGCAGCATGTTGACCGCGATCCAAATGGGGTTGGTCAGCGGAGGCCCGTGGACACGCACGCCGGGCGAAGTCCACACCCAGCCGCCGAGACCTTGGGCGACGACCGCCTCCATGGCGTGCTCGCTCAGGCGCGAAAGCTGCAAGCCTTTGGCGTCGGAGCGCCGGATCATGAGGAACGCCGTGCCGGCCGCGCGCTCCGGTCCAGCGTCGGTGTCCATGCCGAAGGTGATTGGGTTCGGATCAGCGCCCAGACTGGTCATCAGTCCGAGCGAGCCCGGATAGCCGTGATGGTACTGCCCGTCGAGCTTATGGCCCGCACCAAATGCGCCCAGGGGACCTTCGCCGACGATACCCACCGCGGCGTAGAAGTCGCTCTCGTCGCGGCCCGAAGCGATCTTGCAGTTCACGGGCATCGCCGAATCGGTGTAGATCTCGGGCAGGACCTGATCGTAGATCGAGTCGGCGACCAGTGAGACGGAGGTGAGCGTCGAGCGGCCGAAGCCCCAGACGCCGGTCGAGTTGTCCTTGATGCGCACGCCCTGCGGCTTGGCCATGATGCCCCCGTAGTATTCGTTCATGCCGTGGGCGCGGCAGCCGTTGGGCGTGTCGAAGCCCTTGTCGCAGCGCGTGGGATCGGCATCGGGAAAGTTGATCAGATCGAGCGCGCCTTGCGAAGCGAACGGGCAGGCCGTGGAATTGAACGGCTTCCAGCAGGTGCGGGAGATCTTGCGCCTGGGATAGGGCAGGTTCAGTTCGTAGAGGCCGTCGGCGGCGGTGACGCGGAACTCGGGGCCCGCATCGCAGGTCCAGTTGACGATGTTTCCCTTCCAGAGGTCGAGCTTGATGCCGGTCCCGACGTGGAAGAGGCTGAAGGCGATCTCGGCCCGGAAGAGGTCGACGTCGTTCGAGAGGTCACGCATCACGCGGTCGGCGTTGCCGAAGGTGAACTGAGCCTCGTCTGACTCATTGCCAATGGACTGCGAGATGCCCTCGAATTCGACGAGGCGCGCCTGGTAAAGCTGGCCGCCGATCGTGCAGCGCCGGTCGGAGACATAGATCGCCGGGTAGCCTTGCTGGAGAGGCTGGATGCGAATGAGCGGGATGATCTCTTGGACCTGCGAGAGCAGTGCGGTCTGTAGGGCGGCAGGCGGGAAGCGGTTGACGGTCTGGTTCAGCGGATACGACGGGCTGGTCTGGGGAATCTCGATGAGCGTGACGCCGAGCGAGCACGCCCAGTCGGCGACCATCTCCCAGGAGAGCGGCTCGTTGGCGAAACGGCAGATGACCGGCGCAGTCCCGAGACCGTCGTCGTTGGGAGCGTTGTAAGTGAAAGCACCGTACGGCCCGTACTTCGACTCCCAGAAATTGCGCAGGGCGATGCGATCTGCGTCGCGCAGCCAATGCTTGCGGATGGTGAAGCGCCGTGCGCCGGCACCGAGGAGGAAGCGTTGCTCCATTTTTGAATTGCCGCTGCCGAACTGATGCACCACGACTTCATGGTCGCGGCGCACCTCGAGCGGGTAGTCCGGCGTGAGCGGAAACACGCCCGACGGCGCGATCTCGGGCACTGGAATGTTGCCGAGGTAATCAGGCACTTGTGTTCTTACGTCCTCAGTAGTAGACGGTCGTGGGCCACACGACCGTCATGCCGGGGATAACGATACTTCCGCTGTACGTGTCCTCGGCGTCGCTTCCGAGCCTCCTCACCCGCCAGATCATGTGTTGCTGACAGGCGGGTGGCAGGGAAGAGATCCACACCGCGCCGTACTGCCACTTCCCAGCGGTGCCGGGGTTCAGAAGCCCGGTTCCCGTCCCAAGGACCGTGAACGTGGGCGTGGCCACCACGTTTCCGCTCTGGGAGCAGTAGTAGGCCACCTCGAACTTGACGTACCGCGACGACGAGGGGGCCGTCGCCGACCAGAACGGAAGGTTCACCGTGAAACCCGTGCTGTGCACCGCGCCCATCGGAGGAGGCAGGTTAAAGTACAGCGTCGTCGTGGTCGCGTCCGGGAACTCATACCCGCCGATCGCGAACGGCGCCGTCCCGGCGCACACCATCGCCGGCGTCTCGGTCGAGCTCACCGTGGCGAGAGTGTGCGGGGTCCCTGATGAATCGCACGCGACGAAACTGCCGCCGGTCTGTAGCTGGCTGTTCAGTTGGTTGATTTGCTGGACGCCGTAGTTCGAGTGGATGAAAGAGCCGGACAACGTGACGCCGGATGTCAAGATGGCCTGGCCCATCCACATGATCGTCGGCTTGAAACCGTTGCCCACAGCGTAGAGGTACGGGTTCGTCACGGTCCCGCGAAGCTCGATCGCCGAATAGGCGATGGAATCGTTCCACACGGTGCCCCAGAAGACGTTGTTCGTCACGATGAGAGACGTGGAGTTGTTCCCGAGCACATGCCGAAGATCGGCGTACCACTCACCCGGGTCGCTTTGGTAGTTGCCGGCGAACCTGTTCCCGCGCACCACGCAGGTCTCGCACGCGTTCAGGCGAACGAGAGCGTTCCGCCCGTAAGCGTCCGGGTCGAAGTCGGCCGTCGGCACGACGAGCAGCGGGTCTCTGTAGTCGTAGTCGTTATCTTCGATGAACACCAGGGAGGCCGTCTCGACCCGGGTCGAGTTGATCCGCGCCGGAGTGTCGAACCTGTTCCTCGTGACCACGTTCCAGCTCGACTGCGCCGCGGTCGCACCCCCGACGAGCACCGAGCCCGACACAGACCCCGAGAAGTCGCATTCCTCAACCAGGCCGTGCAAGGTGTTGTAGAGATAAACCGAATAATCGCCGGAGGCCGTGGCGGTCCGATTCGCTTTGTTCCCGTCGACGCTCACGCCCACGATCCCGCATCCTGTGCACTCCATGAACTTGACGACGTGCCCCGAGTACGAGTTTGCCGCCCTGATCCTCGAACCCTTCTTGTCGGCCATGATGTACACGCTCTTGGCGTTCACGAGAACCTGGTTCGAGACGACATACTCGGCAGCGGCGAGCTTCACCACGCCGCCCCCGGAAGGCAGGGCGGCGACGGCGTTGTTGATGCAGGTTTCGTCGAACGTTCCCGCCGCGGCGCAATAGTCGTCCGCGTACATGTAAGGTCCGAACCTGAGCTTAGCTTCGAAGATCTCGGCCGTTGAGTTATACACAAGGGTCGAGGCGTTCTGGGCGCCTACGCTCGTAATCTGGCCAATGTCATGCGAATGCGACGACGGCGCTTTCCCCGCCAACGCGTCCATCAACCCGGCCACGTCCGCAATTGCGTAGTCTCCGGCCTGTGCCGTGACTGCGCCGGTTCGTCCGAAGACGCTGGCCACCTGGCCCGCCGCGCCGGGCTGCCAGCGATTGACGGCCGCGTTCCACAAGAGCGTCTGGCCATCGGCCGCGCCACCGCCGAGGATCTGGGATGGCTGGATCGAGAGCGAAGGCGTGGGAGTAGTCAGGACGCGCACCTGGCTCACCTTGAGCGGCGTGGCGCTCGTCGGCACCACCCAACGCTCGGACCACGCAAGGCCGGAGGTGGACCGGTACGCGACGTGGTAGCTCGTTCCGGCGGGCGTCGCCGTATCGTTGGGTTCCAGATCGAAGGCGATCACGCCGTTGGTGATCGTGAAGGACTGCACCGTCCGCTGGACGGTCCTTCCGTCGGCGGTTGTCATGTCGGGACCGGTGATCGTGATGCGTCCGCTGAACAGACCCCCGTTGATGCTCGTATAGCTGGTATCGCGGATCTCGGTCGCTCCGAAAACGTTGAGCGCAAGCAGGAAGAGTGCGAAGAGCGGCCTCATGCTACCTCCAGGAGTTCGATTCCGACGTCCGCGCGGCTGAGGTCGACCGACTGGCTCCACTCGCCGGCGAACCGGACGGTGTACCGGCCCACGACAGCTTGGCCAGTGGGATCATGCGAGAACTTCGGGCTGGTTTCATACGGGTCGTAGAAGTGGAACGGCTCGGTCGGGCCCTTGCGGGCGTCGTAGAAATCGCGGAGGGCCGCGAGTTGCGCCGGAGTCAGCCGCTTCGCCAGTCGCCAGCGCTTGCGGCTGTTGGTCGCCTGGACGGACCGCTGCGACTCGCCGTTGCGGTACTCGTTGTCGAGCGCGGGGTACTCACGCTCGTGGACGAAGGCGCGCGACAGGCTCGCCGGCAGCACTGTGAGCGGCGCCGCGTTCTGAACCGAGCCGGGCATCACGCCGTCACCAGGTCGAGGAGTCTCTGGTCGGGGCTCGCGCCGATCTTGCGCGCGACGAAACGCGCGTAGTTCGCCGGATGATTGTCGTCCGCCGAAGGCGCGTACACCCGTAACATCTCCTCCGCGGTAGGCGGCTTGCCCTGCGTGTACTTCCCGTCGAGGTACTGCCCGACCAGCACGCGCAAGATGCGCCAGCCTTCCTCGATCGCACGACGGCTCATCTCCTCACGCGATGCGCCGGGAAACCGTTCGGAGGCCCACGCGACGAAGTCCACATAACCGCGATGGGTGGGATACGGCCGGCCGCGCGCGTCGCGCCACTGCCGGATGTTGCCCGGATTCGCGTTCCGCTGGGCAAGAGTTGCCTGCGCGGCGGTGGCGTAGAAACCCTCCATCTCCGCGATCGCCCGCGCGATCTTTTCAATGAGTTCTGCTCGCGTCATGACAGGATCAATCCTGGACTCAATTGCAGTCCGGTCATCTCCCGGCGACCGGCGCTGGCCTTGGTTGCCGTCATCGCCGCCGATTGCACCGCGCGCGGATTCTCAACCACCACGCGGACCGTTTCCTTCTCGAAGAACTCCTTGGCTCCAGGCACAGTGATGTTGATCACCGTGGGCCCAGCGGCGGACGAAGGCGCGCCGTTCCCGATTCGGTCCAGCGTCAGGCCGCCGGAACTCGACTGGAACAGGCTGCCGCCTTGTTGTAGGAGTGATACCGGACGCACGGTGGCCGCGAGCCCAGAAGTACTCTGGCCCGTCGACAGCATGTATAGTTCGACCAGATCGCGGATCTGTTGGCTGCGGATGGCCATGTCGAGGTTGCCGCCAAAGCCTTGCTTGGCGATGTCGACGACCTGCCTCAGCACGCTCTTGTCGCGAATGTCGACGCCGTAGGTGGCCTTGATCTTCTCGCGAGCCTTCTCCTCGGCTCCTTTCACAAACAGCCGCACCAACCCGGCGACCGCTCCGATTCCAGCGCCGATCGCCGCGCCGAGTGGACCGCCATACTTGAAGCCAATCATCGCCCCGCCGGCGGTGGTCATCGCGAGGCCGGAGATGCCGCCGCGTTGGACGCCCAGCAGCGCAAGCGTCGCGCCACCGAGCAGCGCGGCATTCGACCGGCCAAGAGCCGACAGCTTCTGACCCATGGTGGCGGCTTCCCAGGTCACGGCCTTGCCAGGCGCGTACTGGACGCCGCCGCCAAAGCCGAGAAAGTCTTTCCACCCGCCAACGAGCCCACTCCATCCGCCGCCTCTATTCGAAGGGATGAATGGAGGAGTGCCCCACCCTCCGGCCGCGCCGCCCGGAATGGGACCACCGCCAGTGGCTCCTCCGAAGACCGGCGCTGCGCCGATGCCGAGCAGTCCGCCGAGCCTGCCGAGCGTGCCCCCACCGGAGGCACCTCCGCCAGCCAGTGAGACTCGCTGTCCAGTAAAGAGCTGCATCAGCATCGCGGCGACGCGCGAGGTGACCACGTCCTTGATGGCGGTCAGCAGAGCCGTTTTCAGCGAGTTTCCGATGGCCGACCAGATGGACTGCGACTTGGTGAGCAGCGCGTCGAAGACACCCTCGGAATGGCGCTTGAACGACTCGAAGATCTGCTGGTTGTGGTCGCGGATCAACTGGGCCTGGCGGATTGCCGCCGTCTCGCGCGCGCCCTGGATCGCGGCGTCCGTGGCCTCCTGCTGGAACCGCCGGATGTCATCCCGCTGCGCGGTGAGCTCGGCGATCCGCGCCTGGATCTCGTCGGCCCGGTAGCCGAGCCGCTTGAGCTGCGCCTCTTCCTCGATCACCATCCGCGAGGTTTCTAGATCAAACAGCCTCATGCGAATCTCGTGGACCCGCGCGAGGTGCTCGATCTCAATCGCCGCCTTGCGCTGCTCGACCGCCACCTTCTGCTCAACCGTCTGTGCATTCGTAGCGTCGAGCGCCCGCAATTGGGCCTCGCGCGCAATCCCGGCCCGCGCCTCCTCAATGCCAAGCATCTGCTCCAGGTGATCCAGGTTCCGCTTGGAGATCTCCTCGTTATAGGCCAGCCGCTGACTGAACAGATGCGACTCGATCTCGAGCCGCCTCCGTGCGGCTTCTTCCTCCGCCGCCAGATACTCGGCGAGATTCTTGCGGTTCGTCTCCTGGACCTCCTCTTGCCAGTTCGCGAGTCGCACGCGCAGTTCGCCGATGACGTTCTCCCACGCATTGCGGGTGAGAGCGATCCGCTGCTCGTTGCCCCGCTCGTCCACGAAGGTAGTCCACTTACGGATCTGTTCCTGGGCCTCGGCCATGTCCCGCGCGAATCCCACGAGGCCGCGCCGGCGCGCTTCCTCGAGCGCGCGTGCGCTCTCGCGCTCCACCTCCAATTGGCGCTTCCGGATCTCGGCAGCCCGTTTCAATGCTTCGAGGTCCGGCTCCGGTGACGTCTTGATGCGGAGTTTGGGGCCCTCGTAGGTGGGCGGCTCCCACTCGCCGGGCAGCCAGCGCTTTTCGCCCAGCAAGACTCGGATCTGGTCGTCGGTCATACCCTGCTTACGAAGGGCATCGACATTTGTCCGCCCGGACAGCAGATCCTCGCGTAGCGCCTTGCGCTGCATCTCGTCGAAACGGGCCTGAAGCTGATCCTGGGTATCCTTCCACTGCGAGTAGATGGCAAAGCCCGCCCCGACAACGCCCACCGCGAGCAGCGCGTATGGGTTGATGCTCGCGAGTTGGAGCGCGGCGATCGATTTCGCCAGCGCCATGATCTTCTCGGCCAAGGCATAGGTCGCGAGGATGCCCGACACCCACAGCGCCACTTTGCCGAAATCTTCAAGCAGGTCGGTGTTCTCGCGGAGCCAGCCGACCAGGCCGCGCAAATTACCGATCAGCGCCTTGAAGTCATCCTGGAACTTGGCGCCGATGTCTTCGCGGAGGTTGTTGAACTCGCGCCGCAGCGCGCCCAGTTGCCCCTCGACCGTCTGCGCGGCGGCCGCGTGTGCGCCCTGGATCTTCGCGCCTTCGCGGATCACCGCGTTGTAGCGGAGCTGCTTCTCCTCGACCTCGGTCAGGGCGCGCCCTAGTTGAAGCTGGGCGATTTGCGCTTCCTTCTGGAAGTCGACGAACAGCCCCAGGGTGCGCAGCCCGCGCGAGGCGCCCGACTCGATGGCCATCACGATGGACTCGAGGGCCTCACCGGCGGTGATGTTCTGGACCGCCGCAGCGTCCTTGGCGAGCTTGGCCAACCCCTGCGCCTTCGACAGTTCCAGATCGGCCACGATCAGCCGCTGCACGGCGTGGGCGGCTTCGGTGTACTCGAAGCCGATCTCTTCGATGGCGGCGACTTGCCTGGCCGCAGCTGCCGCTCCCACGCCGTGCGCGTTGGCCAGCGCCTTGAGCGAGGCCTCGGCTTTGGCATTCTCGGCGGCCATCATGACCGAGCCGAGGGTGAACTCCTTGGCCCAGGTGAGCGCGCTCTTGATGGCGTCGGACAGCAGGTTCCCTGCGGTGGCGCCCTTCACCATGGCGGCGGTCATGCCGTCGATTCCCTGCGCCGCGCCTCGGGCTGTCTTCACGGCAGAGGCCTCCATGCTGGACAAGCTCGCGTTGACGCTCTTGATGGACGCATTGGCCCTGTTGGTGTCGACTTCAACGACGAGTTCGAGCCTGTTATCGGCCATGAGTGTTCATCTGCTCGCGGTCGAGCGCGTCGCGTTCCTCCTCCAGCACCACCAGCGCTAGGAACTCGTCTGCCCGGATCTCGTCGAGGCCAATTCGGACGCCGAGCTTCAGCGCCGCCCGGAGATCAAGCGCGCGCCGCAGCAACAGGCCCGCCTCGGAGGATTGCGCCGCATCGAGCTTGTCGAGCGGGCAGTGGTCGCAGCGGCCGGCATCGTCGGGAGCGTCCGGGCAAAGGCCGGGGTCGCAGAGTTCGTCGCGGCGAAGGGCCCAATGGATGAGGAACCGCAGGGAGGGCCGGGCAGGCCACTCCCCGGGCGTCAGTTTGGGTCGCCCGACTCCTGGAAGGCGCCATCGAGAGCGTCGATCGCGGCTTTCACCGCGACGGCTTGGTGGATGATGGGCACATCGCCCGCGTACCCTTCAGAGGATTCGAGCAGCTTCTTGAAGAGCGCTCCCGCCGGGGCTAGGTTGATGATCAACTCCTGGCGGTTGTAGGGCAAATCGAGCACCCGAGCGAAGCCACGGCGGTATTCGAAGACGTCTTTAGCCGAGGGCATCTTCAAGATATGCGCCACCGTGCCGCCAAGGACACGCAGCGTCATCCGGAAGGAATCACCAACCTGCTCGACGTCATCTACCTCAGCCTGGCTCAACTGCTCGATGATCCGGCTGGCTTCGAAGGCATCGACCTCGGCCGCGTTCTCGTCAGGAACTCGGATCTTGGCAAACAACGCGGCATCGGCTTCTGCCGAGTCGGGGATCGTCGTTTCGGACACGCCGCGGCCCAGTTGCTTCACGATGACCTTGCGCTTCTTCTGGCGGTCGATCCACTCCTCATCAGTCGGGAACCGCACCCGGACCGGCTTGACGCCATCGGGCGTACGCAGGTGAATGGTGATGGGTTGCTTTGCGTCAAACATGAGAGCCCTCTCTACTGACAGATCCCGTCCACGTTGCATTTGGCCACCGCCGAGACGATGCCGTTGGTCTCATCCCACATCGGCAGGCAATCGACCGACACGGTGACGATGCCGTCGGTCTCACCGACCTCGGCCGAGGCGAAGGAGACCTTGTGCCAGGTGATTTCGAGCGAGTTGTTCGCGTCGTAGGTGAGCGCCAGCACCGCCGTGCCCGTGGCTTGGCTCTTGAGCTTCGTGAGTTCCGTCGAGCCATTTTCGAAGCGGGCGACGAAGCGCAGCGTCCCCTGGCGGTTGCCGAACTCGAGCCGGCCGCGGATCGCTCCGCTTGCGCCGTCGCCGGGCGTCTGGAAGCCCGAACCTGGATAAAAGCCGCCATCCAGCCGGACGTTGTTCTTCCACGACGTTTCAAGTGAGACGATGTTCTTGTTCGAGACGTAGTTGACACCGTTGATCGAGAGCGCGAGCGACGCCGACGGCAGCAGCTTCTCAAGGGTCGCCGCCGGCATGGTGACGCCCGAGGGCTCGGTGGTCTTGCCCGAGCCGACGAACTCGACCGTGATCTTCGAGTTGGCGCGGCCAGGCCCCGAGCCGATCGAGATGCTCCAGCCTTCGACCACACATCCCACCGCCATCCGGTCGACGACGATGCCCGCGCCGGGGCGGATCTGCTCGACAAAGGAGAAGTAGGGCAGTTCGGCCGCATCACCGTTTGCGGGGAACAGCGGCGTGCAGGTGTAGGTGAAGTTCGGCGTCGTACCCGACTTGACGACTTTGCCAAGGCCGAACGCCATCGCCCAAGCGCCGATCTCCGCGCCGAGATATTTCTCCAGAGTCCCGTTGACGTCCCAGGACGTCTGGAACGACTGCGTCGGGAACTCGTGGCCCTTGCCGAACTCCTCGGCGTCGTTTTCGGTGTTCAGCTTCGGGTTGGCGAGCGTGGCGTTCAGCTTCCGCAACTGCCACATCTGGACGCCGGTGTTGGCGGTCGCAATGTCGGCTTGCTTCTGCTTACCGAAGCAGATCTGGATTTCCTGCATCCGCGCGACGGACATCAGGCGTTACCTCCTCATCTGTGACTTGCCGCCAGCCGCGCACCATGAGCGGCACGATCTTTGCCGGCGTGGCTTCCACTTCCTGCACCTCGCCCTCGGGCGAGCGCATGAGCACGGTTTCAGTCATCTCCCATCTCCGTGAAGCTCAGCGGTATTTCGAAGTAGTCGAGCCCCTCGGCGTCGGTTTGCCGCTGGATGAGTGGCAGGTCCATCGGGTGGCAGGCACCGTGCACCGTGGCGTTCAGCAAGGGTATGCCCATCGACGACGGCACGCCCTTCGTAATCAACCGGAACAGCCTGTAGTAAGCCGTCGGCGGATCGCCCTCGAAGGTCTCGCGCGCCCGCAGATACAACGTGACCTGGTGACGCCAGACGTCGGCGCCGCCGAAGCTCGAGGGCTGCGTCCCCTGCCAGGCGACTAAGATGGCCGGCGCGGGCATGTCGTGGATTGCCGCCGCGAGGCTCGCCCGCTTCGGATACTGATCGTGGTAGGCGAAGATCCGCTGCTCATCGCCATCCATCTCGGCGACGAGTTCCGGGATGTCGCGCAGCAGGGCGACCAGGTTGTCGACGAGTTCCGAAGGGTTGATCATCGCTGCTTTCCTCCCAAGGCGCGTTCCATGAGCAGGCGCGGCTTCATTGCGTCGAGCATCTTCCGGGCAGCCTTAAGCACGGCCGCCTTGTTCTTCGGCGAGAACACCATCCACGCCTCGCGCTTCTGGTTGGCCCAAGCCTTGATCCGGTCTTTGCGGGTCGAAACGTTCGCCTTGGCGCGTTTCTCGCTCACCGTGCGGACCTGGAAGTTGCGCAGCAGGTCGCCCGAGAAGGTCAGGTTGCGGCGATTGCCCTTGCCTTTCCGGGTCTTGAAGATCGCATAGCGCTTGGTGAGCGGCTTGGCAGCGGAATCCTCCGGACCCTGAGCCGCGGCGACCCGCACTTTTACCGCCGCGACGCCCGCCGCGCCCAACTCATACATCTGGCGCTGCCGGAAATTCAACAGGTCGAGCCGCAGTTGCTTCTTCTGGTAGACACGAACACTGGGCATCGATCGCCTCCGAGAACTTGTGCGCAATTGCCCACAAGTCGTAAACCTCCGCCAGATTTGGCGGAAGTCCGACTTCCGGAAGATTTTCCGGAAGTCAGTTGGCTTTACGCAGCCGGAGGACGGCGGCGCCCTCGGCGTCGGCCTCGATATCGAAGACCTTGTAGCGGACGCCGTCTATCTCGACCTCGTCGCCGCGCACGGGCGCCGCAGCCAGGTCCGCGATCCGTACGAACAGCACCGCATAGACTCCGGGCGAGGTGTCTTCGACTTCTCGCGCCGGCTGAAATACCGCGCGGATGGCGGCCTGCCCGCCGATCTCGGGAAGGTAGGTGACCTCCCGCCCGAAGACCCGCAGGCAGGCCCCGTCCACCCTAATGACGGAATCAGCGAACGCCATCAGGAGATGAACGCCCCGTTCAGCCGCACCCGGCCCGTGGCGTCGCCGTCGGCCGCCGCCCTCACAGCGACGCCGATCAGTTTGTTGCTGGTCGCGGTCTTGGTGATCACCTTCGTCGTGTTGTTCCAGTAGATCAGTGCGCCCTGCGACCAGCCGGTGCTCGCGCCAGCTTCTCGATCCAGATCGAAGACGCCCGCCACCTGAAACTCGCCCTCTTCGCCGCTCGCAACATCGGTTGCGGCCACGCCGAAGATGGAGCCCACCAGCGCGCCGCCGCCCGAACTCACCGCATAGGGCGCGGTGAGTGTCAGCGTTTCACCGTTCTGCACGTAGTTCCTCATGTTCAATCCTCCTAAGCACCCACATTCTTTTGGAGCCCGCGCCAGTCGATCGCCTTGGCCCCGAAGTCGAGGCGCGCCTTGATCTCGACCCCATCGACGTCGAAGCCCTGGCGCGTTTCGATGTACACGCCATCCTGGCCTTCGAGGTAGGCGTACTCGATCGTGTCGATCTGATCCGGCGAGGCAAACAGATACCAGGCCGTCGTGCTCGCCGCATCCAACCGGGGCTCGGCAATCGGCGTCAAGGCCCGGATATAGTCCGGCACGAGGTCGGCGGATTTCGCAGGCGCCAAGTTCGGCGCGATCATCTGGAAGGCCGCGAGTTGCAGCGCCACCGGCACGACGAGATAGCGCGGCTGCACGTTCAGTACGGTGATGCCATCGAGTCCCTTCTGTTTGGCCATCGCCGCCATGCCCGCGCCCAGGCCCGTCAAGGCCAGCGCGCTGCCCGTACCCGTGTTGAGGTTCGCGTGGTTCGCGTGGAACAGCGCGACGCCGTCGCCCATTGCCGGGTTCGAGGTGATGATGCCCCACACCGTATCGCTTTCAAGCGTTGCCGCCGCCACGCCGAACCCGGCAGGGATGCGCGTGAAGGCGCTCAGATCGTCGTTGATGATCGTCTGGCGGGTGATCGAGACGATGCGGCCATAGGTGGCGAGCTTGTAGGTTTCCTTCGATTCGGCGATCGAGCCGTGGGTGAACTCGCCCTTCTCGTTGACCTTCATCAAGCTCGGCGCTTCGCCCAACTGCACGGCGTTGATGTTCTTGAAATCGACCGCCGAGCGCCGCCGCGAGAACGGCAGGAACGTGCGCGGGTAGGCTTCATAGGCCTGCCGCAGGGTCTTGTTGGCCACATCGGCAAGGATCGATGGGAAGTCGGAGGTCGACAGGGCGAGCTTGGCGATCTCGTGGCGCGGCAGCCGCTTGGTGCGGGTGCCGGCGGTTTCGAGGCACTCCTTCGCCAGATCGAGCAGCGTCTGCCCGGCCCAGTCGCGGCCGAGATCGTCCTTCAAGGGGAAGACCGCCGGATCGTAGCGGTGCAACAACGCCGCCATGATCCCGGCGCGGCGGATGTCGGTCTGATCGCGCGTGACCACGGCGGCCGCGCTGCGGATGGGATTGCGCTCATCCTCTTCAGCCCGCTTGTCGAGCGCAAGCTTGCGGAACTCTTCAATCGAAGTGCCCGCTTCGACATGCTGAGCGACCAGGCGCGCATCGACGTTCAACGTGCGGCCGACCTTCTCGATTTCCCGGATGCGCGTGCGTTCGGCCAGTGCGGCGGCCTGGCGCTCGGCATCGAGGTTGATCTTCAGTTCGTCCCGGGCCTCTTCGCCCGTGGCGGTAACGATGGCTTCATCCATCTTCTGCTCCTGTGGGCCAGTTGCCCGTTCAAGCTTGAATCCCGCGCCCGGATCGGCGCCGATGGGTACGAGCGATACTTCCTCGGGTTCCCAATCGGTCACCAGAACCTGGCGCATCGCCACTCCCTGCGGCGTCACATCCTCGACCGCGTGAATCGCCACACCCATCGAGGCGTTGCGCAGGATGCCGTCCTGAACGTCCTGCCAGACCGGATCGACGTCGGCGCGCTTCGAGAACCGCACGGTAGCCTTACCCTGGCCGTTCTCAACCCACGCGCGGGCGATCACGCCGATGACATCGTCGACGGTGAAGTCGCGATGAGAATTCAATAGCGGCGCCGAACCGCTCGCGAGGCGTCCCATGCGCACGGCGCCTGGCTCCATCGAGAAGCGCATCTCGAACGGGCCGCGCGCGTCGTAGCGGCGAACGGATGCGCCCGTGTACCAGGTCAGTGTCGCCGTGCGTTCGTCGCGGTCGGCTGGAGCCAGCGCCTCAAACTGGGCTTCCAGCCGTTCTCTCGTTGGGGTCATGTTGAGGTTCCTCGTCAGCAAGCAGTTGTGAAATCCCGCGCAACTCACGCTTCAGTTCAGCGACCGGCAGTTTTTGTTGCGCGCCGCTTTGCGTCACGCGGCGCGGATCGCAATCGAGCACGATGCCGCGCTCATCGAGCATCCGGTTGATCTGGGCGATCTGTTCGAGCTGCGCGTCGGGGTCGTAACCCTGTTCAGCGATCGCTTGCCGAAGCGTGAGCGTTCCGGTGCGCAGCCGGTTGAGCGTCGCGACCGAGTCCTTGTACGGATCGACGCTGCCGAAGCCGGGCGGTGTCCACTCGGCGCGGAACGGCCCGGGCTCGGGGATCGCGCCGGCGGCATAGGCCACCGCGAGAAACCGCTCCCAGACTGGCGTGCAAAGCATTGGAATGAAGGTCAGCCAGCGAAAACCCTCGATGCCGTTGCGGAAGCTCAGGAGCCCTGCACGGTAGCTCGAGTAGTTCACGCGCGAGAGGTCGCCGGTCAACTGCTCGTAGGTGAGCTGCAAGCCCGTGGCAATTTGAGCCTGCTTGGCGGCGACGTAGTCGCGATAGCCAGCGGAGGCCGACGGAGAAGCGAAGGTGATCTCCTCGCCCGGCTTCAGGTACTCGATCATGCCCGGCTCGAAGCTTTCGACGCGCTTACCAGTGGCCGGGTCCGGCGCTGCCGGCGCAATAGGCGGACCATCCGGGCCCTGCGGCTGCGTGACAAACGCCGCGAAGCAGGCCTCGATCTTCTTGCGGACCAATTCGGCTTCTTCGTACTCATCGAGATCGCGCAGCGTGACCACGACCGGCGCAAGCCACGGCACGCCGCGCACCTGGCCGGGACGGTCCTTTCGGTAGATGTGCAGGACCTCGCTGGCAGGGACGCGCACGGACTGTAGCGACGCCCCACCGCGCACGCCCGTCTGCACCACATCGCCTGGATGCTGACCGTAGAGCCAGTAGAAGACGCGCCGGCCCACCAGATCGAACTCGACACCCTGGATGATGTAGCCCGTCTCGGTCTTCTGCGTCTTCGTGTGGTCGAGGTAGTCCGGCTCGAGCACCTGAAGCTGTAGCGGAACCGTGAGTCCATCGCTTTCGCGGCGCTGGCGGAAGCGCACAAGGCACTCTCCGCTCTCAAACACCGTCCGCGCGATCAGCGCCTGGAGACCGAAGAAATCCAGTTGCCCGTCGGCGTCACACTCTTCGATCCAGTCGGCCCAAGCCACGTTGATGAGCCGGTCCAGATCCGGCTCTCCGCTCCGCGCCTGCGCCGTAATGCCTGTCCCGATGGCGTTGCCCACGATCTCGGCCACGGCGCGCGCCGCGTAGGCGTTGTTGCGGATCAGGTCGCGCGAGCGCTCGCGCAGCTTCGACAGCGCCACCGAGATCTCGGCGTTGGCCGAATTGCCTGTCGTGACCCAGCCGCCTGTGCGGCGGTCCGTCCGCGCACCTTCGTAGGCCAGCCGGATGAATTCTCCCGCGCGGCGGGCGCGCATCCGGCGCAGACCCGTCTCGGGCGACACCCAGGCGATCGCTTTATCAAGCCAATTCATCCTTTTGAGGTCTGAGCGAAAGAGAAACGGTCCGTCGCCGTGCCGGATTCCGAGGCCAGGGCTTCCTGGATCACGGCATACGCCTGGAGCAGTTCATCCATCGAGCGGTAGGTCACCGTGCGATCGCCGAAGCGGACGGTCAGTTCGCCGCTGGCGATGGCTGCTTCAACGGCGTCGAGCTGTTGCTGCGTCCAGGCCATCTACCCGCGCCTCCGCTTGAAGTAAAACGTCGCCCGCGATCCGAACTCGCGCACGACGGCCACCAGTTCCCACCCTTGCGCGCCGTGTTCGTCGAGAATGTCCGGCGATTCCGCGTCGCCGGTGACCACCAGGTACTCCCAGGCGCCGGGCGTACCCTGTGCGCTCGGCTGACTTCTCACCTTCATCGCGTGAGCCACTTCCTTCCTCGCTCGCCCAGCCAGCGTTCACGATCCCGGTCATCCTCGGGCACGGGACGGGGCCGGTTCGCGGCCAGGATCCGGTCGGCTTCGTTGTCGAGCGAGAGGCCCATCGACACGAGGGCGCGCAACGCCGCGTAGGCATAGACGCGCGCGTCGAGCGCCTCCTGCCGGACGCCCGGTTTCGGCCGCCACTCGCGCTTGGGCTGGCCCTTTGCATACGTGGTCACCAGGACCTCGCCCAAGAGCTGCTCGAAGTAGCCTTCTTCGCGGTCGGCTGGAAAGTGCGAGTAACCCGGCGTGCCCGGAGTCGGGTTCTTGAGCCGCCCGTAGATCGTTTCCTTCGCCGTATCGGTGCCGACGATCCACGGCTTCTCGCCGCGGATGTTCTTCGCCGTCGGCTTGCGCTGCCAGACAGGCAGCGGGCCACCCTTGCCCTTCACGGCGAAGATGCGCCGGTGATACCGGGTCCGGCAGAATTCATACACCGCTTGGGACTCGTAGCCCGCGTCGATCGCGCATGCCGCAACTGGCAGCGAGATCCCCGTTTCGTGCGGCCAGCGGCGCTCGAGGTACGTATCGAGTTCCTGCCAGACCAGTGCGCCCGACGGATCACCCGGCAACACGCGGTACTCGATCGACCACGATTCCTCGCCTCGCCCCCAACCCACGAGTTCCAGCTCGAGCCGGTCCTTCTGCACGTCGACGCCCGCAGTCAGCACGACCGCGCCGTACGGCACTGCCGCCCGGTAGTGCTCGCGCCGCGCCATGACCGTCGCCTGGTCGACCGCGGTTTCCGCGGCATCGTCCCAAGGCTCGGCGAGCACCGTGTTCACAAACTCGCGCAGTGTCTCGATCGACTTCTTGTCGGCCAAGAACTTTTTCGCCAGCGCGCCCCACTTTCGCCACGGCGAATAGAGACCGTTGATCCAGAATCCGGCGATGTCGGCCACCTCGGGCCGCGCGGCGCGCCACTCGCCGGCCTTGAGCATCTGGTGCTTCTGCCAGTCGGCGATCAGCTTCGAGCAGTGCTCGCAGCGGTAGGCCGCCTTCTCCGGCGCATCCTTCGGCCAGACGAGGTTGCCCCACGCGAGCACCTGGTAGGCCCCGCAGTGCGGGCACGGCACCCAGAAGCTCTGCTGGTTCGAGTTGAGCCAGGCTTGCTCGATGCGCGAGGCGCCTTTCGTCGTCGGCGTCGAACAGAGCACGATCTTCCGGTTCCAGAAGTTCGCCGTGCGCGTGATGGCCAGGTTCACGGGATCGCCTTCGCTGCCCGCGCTCGCCGGATAGCGGTCCACCTCATCGAGAAGGCAGTAGCGGATCGAGCGCATCGCGAGGCCCGCCGGCGAGTTCGCCGCCGCGAGCGTAATCGAGCCGCCCAAAAACTTCTTGTGCAGGATCGTGTTGTTCGAATCCCGCGAGCGTGCATCGGCCACCTTGCCGCGCAGGCAC